GTTGGGAAGGTCGCATCTGGCCTTCCGTTTATTGTTTCAAGAACATCAAGCGCTGGGAGCCCATAAGTATTAACGACTATGGTTGTCCATTCGCTTCCGATTTTATTTTGCAATGGGGTTAAATCAGGAGTTCCAACCCCCGCAGTTGAAGAATCTTCTGCATACACAATCCCAACAGAATTACCTCCTGTTGATAATCTAACCTTAAATGTTCCTGTTAAACCAGCCCATTTTGCGGTAAAAGTAATAACTCCAATCGATGCAACAGCTGTAACCGGGCTGTTGCTATCCGCGTTAACAGAATCAGCAATTTTTGATGCTATCTGTATTGCTGTTTCACCAATTAACACATTATAGGCATATTCCCGGCCAGCGATATACACAAAATGCGTAGCGTTGCCGGACGCTGTGCCTGTTACTGAACTCACAACAGATGCAGCAACCCCGGTAGCGGCTTCTTCCTGTGCGATTACAAAAGTAGGAATCCCCTGCAACAAATCGATCCCGTTAGGCTTCATTATATTAAAAACCTTATGCAGAGGGGATCCAAAACCGTATAATTCCCCAGCCTCAAATGCTGTCAAAATTTCTATCTCATCTAAAGGCATTGTACCTTGATTTGCCGTCAACCCTTCACCTATAACAACGATTCGTTGAGGTAAATAAGGTGATGCAAAAGGAACTCTGCCTCTTTTTAATTCATAACCCACAATCGTAGACACGCGTGCGGGACTTATTGCCTTGCTTATACTTGCCATCTTTTCATTTTTTAAAAATTAGCTGTGTAAAATAGTGCTCCATTATCTCGTGTGACTTTTGTCGAATTACTTATTAAGGGGATGCCTTCTATTTTTTCAGTTGTCTCGTAATGCCTTACATCAAATACTACATACGCTGTGGTGTTATCCTGACTCGACCGTCTTTGTTCAAAAATAGTCATGTTCAGATTAGCCACTTTTGATCCTCTTATCCCAAAATCTGCGGGAAATAAAAGCCTTTTGTATTGCGTATTTTTCAAAATAGCCCTGACAACTTCAGCAATTTTGCGAGCATTTGAATAATTATTAGCCTTACACTCGATAATATATTTTGAATCAGTTTGAGATTGGCTTTGTGCCTCATTAGGATAATCAGAATCGGAAAACATGACCCCGACAAAAGGCAGCCTACCTGCGTCTATCGCGCCGATGTAGTCGGCTGCGACTTCGTTTGGTAAGAATATATTCCCAAGATCTCGCTGTTTCAGAAATTCTAACAGTAAAATGTCTGCTATTCTGTTCATTATCAGCCCTGCCCGAGATTCGCCTATTAGATTAGTTATCATCCTTTAAAATTAAACTGATTAAACCTACGGTGTCATCAGCCATTGTTTCAGAAACTGCATAATTCCAGTTTTGGACTGAATCAGTCCAAGAAACCAGCCATCCTTTTAATGTCGCGAGCTTGTTTTTGCGAGGTGACCACCCGGCATTTACCAGATCTGTCTCAATTACTGTTATGTGAGAAAAAGGTGTATTGACAAAACTTCCTTCATGCTCTTCGACCATTCTATTTATTCTTACAGGAATGCCGCGAACATTAAAGGAACTGCCACCCGGAGGAGTTAATGTTATCTCTACATCTGCACCTCCTGCGGTGACAATGTGTGCAACGTCCCTTTTTACACGATCAGTAATACTACCCATCTTTTTTCTTGTCTGACTTTACCGTTATTTTTTCGATCTTCTTCGCTTTTTCCAGTTCTATAAGCATTTTAGCGCCAACAAAACCTTCTTTCAACTCTGAGTTTTTTACGAATGTTCGACGACCAATCGTAATTGAGTTTACAATAACTTTATACATCGCTATCATCTTTTATTTTGGCCTCCAAAAACTTTATAACGCTTTTACGACCAGAGCCCTCTTTCTCTTCTTCGAGAAGCGCCTTCAGTTGATCAGCGTCTAAACCCTCCGAAAATTCTTTGAGTTCTGAAAAATTCATATTGCTTTTAAGCTCTTCAACTTGTTTTATAAAGCCTTTAAGTACTTTTATATTACCCAATTCCTTTTCATCGTATTGGCTGCCACCGACGAACTTTCTGCCGCCGATGGAAATACAACCTTTTACGAGAATCTCATATTTAGCCATTTTAAACCGCTTTTCTGGTTACAATTCTATCAATTGAATAAGGCACAACAAGAGGAGCGACTCTTACAATTGCCTTATGAGTCTGACGCTCTTGTGAGATAGATTCGTGGACTGACCAACCGTCATTGAACACTGGACGGCCTCCCAGCATTGGGCTTTGATTCCCAAATACAGAAGGAACCCCTGCTTTCCAAGCAGCGATCTCGACATCTTCGGATAGCATTATATATTTATCTTCCGGAATAAAAGGAGAAGTGTCCTTACTCTCCCCGGTTTTGGTCCCAAGATCGTAAAATTGGGGGTACGTCCAGATAAAAAATGTATAGGCTCCTGACGTCAGCCGCCCATGTAAACTGGCACCGTTAGTTTGAATCTGAGGCATGCCAAGATCATGCAGCTGAATGTAACGAAAATCAGCCTGCTCTTTTAATTCAGTATTATTAAGCAGTGCGTCCAACACGTTAGTACCCATAATCACGTTGAAGCGACTGGCACCTGAATTCCCCTGAGTTTTTATAAACTCAGCATCAGTTTTCATTTGTCCGAGCGCGTCGGCAGTTTCATCAGACCACAGGTCGCCTCCAACGTTGGTCACAAGAGATGAAGCTTTACGCTTAAAATCAATGCCCCCGTCGAGTGTTCCAACCACTCCTGTGACAAGAGCATCAGATATTTGTTTTTCAATAGCGCGCTCTTGCATACGCTTAATCTCAACTATGTCATTCATGATTTTTGTAGCAAGGTTTTGAACGTCATTTCTACTGACAATTCCAGCGCCGTCGCCAAACACGCGTTGATATACATCCAAATCGTTCAGAATTGCAGCATCTGAAAAATAGGGGGGGGTATACATTTTTTCTGTGCTTCTATCTCGGCGGTGCAGGTTAGGGCTTCCGCCCCGAATCACCTCAGATGCTACCTTTCGGAAACTCCGCTGAACTTCGATAGATACATCCCTAGCGGTCGTGGTCTTTGAAGTCGTCAAAGACCTTAAAAAATTAGGTACAGGTTGAACATCAGACCATACCTCCGCTACCATTCGCCTAAAATACGGCAGCGCATCCTTTTGCGATAAACTTGTTATAATTGCCATTTTATTTTGTTATTGATTATCATAATCCGTTAATTCACTCACGTTCTGAACAAACAAGCTTTGACCCTTCATCCAGTCCTCTATCCGCTGCCCGGCGATATTAACTTCAGGCGTAGTGGCAACAGTCAGCCCACCAACCAATGTGTCCAAGGTGTCGGTGCCGTCAAAAACTAACCCGGCGGAATTGAAATCACCTGAAATAAACACTTGTTGTGTTCCGGTGCCCTCAGTCGCCATAGTCACACTTCCTGCCAAAATTGCTTTAGGATATTGCGAGCCGTCAATTGCTGTTGATTTTAAAACCACATATTCACCTGCCGCATTTCGGCCCAAAACGGCCCCTCTTTCTACAGTGACTTCTGCTTCTTCAATATTTCGGATTGTTACAGTCCTAGACCGCACATCTCCAAGAGCTAAAGGGGCCCTGTTATAATTTGTAATTAATGTCATTACCAGTTACCTTTAAGAGATTTAACATCTTCTTTTAACGCAGCGTCCATTTCTTTTCCTTCCTCGACGGAAGTATCGGTAGATGCTGCGTTGCTATCTGTAGAAGTGCGTTGTTTCATTTGCCCTGCTACCATAAGCTCTTCTCTCACATCATCTGTGAGGCTTGATCCTTCCTTAATTCCGTTTACAACCATTTCGCTGTCGGAATTGTAATGAGCCAACCACGCTTTTACACGGATCTGCTCTTCTTTTTTTCCGGCTTCTTTACCTTCTTTTTGCCCGGCTTCTTTACCCTCTGCAAAAATCTGATTAACCAGAGCCGCATCACTAATCTTTAATTCATCGTACGTCATTTTTTTCTGATTTTGATTTATATTTAAGTTAACAGAGCTTCCAGGCTCTTTTTTAAATCCATATACAACTTTCATTTTATCCTCAATCTCATTTTTGAGCGCGGGCGTTAATGATACAACTTTATCAATAAGCCCTAAGTCCTTCGCTTGCTGGGCGCTAAACCAAATATCTTTTTTCTCCTCGTTGTCTGGATCCATTATTTCATCCACGCTCATTCCTGTAAGTGCTTTAAATTTGGCTGCATCAATTCTGGAATTAAGTACGGATGCAAGATCTTTAGATACTGATTTTAACAAAACCCGATCCCCTCCGGTAGGTGCGTGAATCATAAATTTGGCCTTATCGACGGCTTCGACATAATCAAAAAATGGAGCCAGAATTCCGGCCATCGACGCGGACATTCCATCAATTTTCAATGTGCCTTTAAATCCCTTTTCACTCAATTCTTGTATTTTTTTTGCAACCCCCCAAGATGGGAATATCTCGCCGCCAGGCGAACTCATCCTAACAGTATAGTCTGAATCTACTGCGTTTAATTGCTTCATTAACGGCTCTATCGTAAAATCATACAAGGGAAAATATATTAAAATCTCATTCATTAGGTTTTGGATTAATTGGTTTAAATTCTTTTTCTGATTGCATTTCCCTTTTTCGCTGCTTTACAATTTCGTCAAAGTCCCCAGTTCCTAATGTTTCAGTAGCCTTCCCAGCAGATTCTAATGGAATATTCATATCGCCTAATAAAACTCTGTGAGCCTTCGCTTCTTTTACAGGATCGGCGTGAGGAACATTCTGTCCAATCAATTCACACTTTGTAAATGCCTCCACAAGAAATTTATTTTTACTTAAAATTGCTTTTTTGAGTTGAGGTAAATTTATTTTTCCAGACGAAATCTGTACGTCAATAAATAATTTATACGCGTTTTTGTAAATTGTCTGGTATTTTCTCTTAACCTTTAATGTGTGTTCCCAGCTTTTAGTTGCCATTCTTGATGCCGAAAAAGAATTAGTGTATAATTGCATAGCGACCTCTGGCGGGATGCCGAGCCCTGCACAAAACTGATTGAAAAATATATTCACGAACTCCTGACTTGCTACGGTGTCATTTTTTGCGTCAGGCATATTGATCTTATAGCCAGGCGGTAATTCGTGAATAGTCTTTGCCGTGTCTGCATATATTTTCCGTTTCTGTGCATCGGTAAAATTTGCGTCTTTGTCATCAACCTGTTTAGCAGTATTTGAACGACCTAGGATAGCCCCAGCTGGTGTGACGTCCTTATCGCTTTCGACAAAGTAGGCTAAATTAGCACGTGTGACAGCCGTTTGAATAGTCGATTCTGTAAACCGGTCAAGATTTTTAAGTTTCTGAAAAGCACCGTGCATGCCACTCAACCCCCTCACATCTGAGCGTTTTGCCTTTTTCCAAGCAACAAGCTCAGCGCGCAATCGACCAAACTCATCCCGAGCATCTACTCTTTCATAATTAAATACACCTTTTTGTATCCAATAAGCTACATGACGCCCATACCCATCCAGCTCTACCCCTTGAATAATTCTATTATTTGTATTAATGTCGTTACCGACTGGCGTCCTAATGTCCTGACCATTAACATAATCCGTATTTATTAAGCCGTTCTCATCAATCCGATGTATCGCCAAACAATCTCCCGATAAAAATGCGTTTTTTATAACTTCAACAGAAATCCCATGCAAGTCTGCAAGCCTACGATAATCAGATAGTTCCGACCCTGCTAATAAGCGGAATCTGTTTTCTGCTATAGTTGTAAATTTGTTTAAAACATCCTCCTTGATTACAACGCCTTCGGACATAATCACTTCAATATCAGGTTTAGCCTCTAATCTCAGCCCTGTTCCTATGATCCATTCTAAATATCGATCTAAAACGATACTAACTAAATCACTATCGATAAATGCCTGCCATGCGCGGGCAGCCATAGAATCGTAATCTAAGGCATAATTAATAGGAGCGCCCAAATCTCCGTCGGTCTTTTCCCCATCATATTCCTTATAATCGATAGGGTATTTTCCAAAAAATGAACCGCCACGCTCTTGTTCTAACGGCGGAGCGTTGTTACTTATTTTTGATATGTCAAATCCGAATACCTTCATTATCTCAATCGCATTTCACGAGCTGTATAAATTCTTCCACCTTCGCACTGCCGCTTTAAAAGATCTGCTATCTTACAATAATACAAGTGTGCTTTTGTTAAATCTGATATATTTCTAAAATTAGTTGAGACCTTTGTCTGGCCATCATCGAACGAATAACCTTGCCTAATAAAATCCATATCCGCACTAATCATCGCATTTTCAAG